GTTCTATCATAAGGTAGACCTAATTTATCAAACACTTTAGCAATAGATCTTGCAGCCCATATCTGTACATCTTCTTTTGTTTCGGCATAGATACCACCTAACAATCTATTTTCTTCTTCAACCATGTTTCTTTTTTCTTTAGCGGCTCTCTCTACATCTACACGTACTCCTAAAAATCTCATATCAACAAGAACAGGGAACAGTTTAGTTTCCATTTCAAAAATGTTTCCAATATCTTGGTGCATTATTTCTTTTTTAAACTCCTGCCATAGCTCCAATGTTAGTTGGGCGTCACGCTCCGCGTAAGCTCCAACGTACATAGCGGGTAGCTTATACATTTCTGCTTTAGCATCTACACCCCAAGACTTTGCAGCTTCGTATAATTGTGTTTCGTCTTTACCTTTACCAAGATAATCTCTACCACAACCATTCAAATCATATCTAAATCTATTCTCATCTATCAACGATGCGGCTATCATTGTATCTACAATTGTTCCATTTATTTTTAAACCTAATGCTCTTAACCAACATACGTCATACATTGCGTTATGAAATATTTTTGTAGCTGGTGTATTGAGTTGGTCTTGTAACCATTTGAGGACCATCTTACGATCCATGTTACCACCACCTTCGTGTGCGATAGGATAGTATGCACACCAATCGTGTGTTGCTAATGATATACCTACAACATCACCCTCACCTACAACAGAACCAGATCCCATTCTTTTATTTAAGTTTGGATCTTTTGTTTCTAAGTCGATAGCAATTTCATCATACTTACCTAAATCAGGAAAGTCTGTCGGTGGTATCCACTCTGTCTGTGGTTTAAAGATTGGTATCTGCATTTTGTTTCTTCCATTTTTTATGACCCTGTATCCAAGATTCTTCATCTCCATGTTTACATTCTCCGGCTATCGCCATATATGCAGCAGCATCAACGTAAGTGTCCTCTGTTGGATCACCAAATTTTGTTCTAGCTACTTTTAATAAAGCCATCATCACAGCAGCATCGTGTGCCGTTATCTCTTTATCTAAATATGCTGACCATAGTTTACCTATGTTTGCATGATTTACTATTTTATCACCGTAAGTTTTTGCTCTAGGTCCAGCAATTAATTCTTTTGCTAGTTGTAACGCTTCTTCTGTTTTCATATTTTATATCCTTTATAATTATCTTTTGGTCTAATGATATGTAAATGAGTTTTAGTTCTAGTTGCACCAACATAGAACAATCTATTTTCATCATCAGGATTTTGTTCGTAGTTTCTCAATGTGTTTCTTGATAGATCCGTCAGGAGAACTACGTTATCCTGCTCACCACCTTTTACTCCGTGTATCGTTGATAAAATAATACGTGGAGTAGAATTTAATTTCTCACCATTCTCCCTCATCCTTCTTATATACCTTATTTTTTTTTGTGGTGCACTATCAAAAGCTTCATACCAAACTTTATCTGTCCTCAACCACATTCTCTCTTTCAATCCAGACATTTCATATTGTCCATCCTTGTCCATATATTTTAAAGATTGTTTTTGAAAATGATTGTCTGACATGTAAGCAACAATTCTAACAAGTTGATTGTAATTTATACTCACACCTTTACGCACATTTTCCCAATCGTTTATAGCTTTGTACAAGTCATGTTCTTTATTTGTTTTAAATTTGTTCTCGTAATACAATCCTTGCGAGTATAACTTTTCTTCAATGTCATTTAACATAAATCTAGTTCTAGCTAACACTAGCCAATTGCCTTGTTTCATGTTAACTTGTTCAAAGTCATCATAATATGAAAGTAAACCTCTTTGCGTTTTTGGTCTCCACTCTTTTGGTAATCTATGTTGTATTTTGTTTACTATCTTTGAAGCAACATCGTGAACAACCTGTGGTATTCGGTATGACTGTGTTAATTGCATCACCTTTCCCGTCTGTGCTATAAAACTATCTACGTCAGCACCTGCCCATCTAAATATAGCTTGATCATCATCACCTGCAATAAATGTATCTTGTGTCTTGTCCCATATAGATTTTGCCATACCCCATTGTGTTTGTGATAAGTCTTGTGCTTCGTCAATAAATACTACGTCAAATCTTGGTGATCTATCCATCTTCACAAACTCTGTAATCATGTCTGTAAAATCTATAAGATTATAATCTTTCTTGTATTGTGCTAAATCAGATACAAATTGTTTTAAATCTTTAACTTTTATATCTTGTGTATGTTCTTTTAAATTATATTGCTGTTCTGGTGTAATACCTCTTAGTCTTGCAATCTGTACAATACGGAGTAAATCACTTTTGGTTGTAAATAAACCAGAATGCTCATTATCATATTCATGGTAATCTAATATCAAATGCATCTTTCGACCTAAATCTTCGTAGTGTCTCTTCTGCATCACATCATCTTTCTTTATACCCAATCTTCTAAATGCTAATGAGTGTAATGTTCTAAAGTATGGTAAATCATCCTCACTAAAATTAAACTTAGACATAGCCCTGTCTCTTGCTTCGTACGCAGCCTTTTGTGTAAAGGAGAAGTAACCAATCTTATCAGGATCAGTTTGTTTTAAATACTTATCTACTTCATTAAGTAATGTAGTTGTTTTACCTGTACCCGGTGGACCCAAAACAATAGTTTTCAAAATGCGTCCTCCTGTTTAAATACTCTTTCTTTTATTTTCATATCTTCTTTTTCAAATTCTTTTAACTTTATAACAGATATTTTCTTTTTACCTATTGTCATTCTTGCAACCTCACAATTACAATGTTCGGTAAGTAAAAAATTTGTAACATCATATTTTTCAGACCACTTGTGTCTGTGTAAAAATTTATGAAAGAACTCACCAAATATAAAGTGATGATAGCCACCCTTGTTCCACACGTTACCAGATTCCATATCTTCTTTTGTTGCACCTTCTGCAGTTCTGCTTGTGCAATAGTTTTCTAAATGTTGTGATAGTTGCTCTAATTTAGATGCGCCTGCAGGAGCTTCCACTAACTCTGGGTTAGCCATCAAAGCTGTAACCATAATATCATAGTCTTTTGGTTTTAATTTAGGTGGATACTTATGTATTTGATCCATACATGCTCTTACAAATAATCTCTGTTCTTGTAATTGTTCTGATTTTAATTCTACTCTTTCGCCATCTACATTTAATCTGTAGATAGGTGGGTCTAGTTTTACTATCTGTAAATCACTAAGTTGTGGAAAGAGTAACTGTGTACCAATACCAAACTTTCTAGTCTTACATAATTGTTTATCACAATGATTACACATTGGTTCTTCTGTGCATTTAAAACCATAATCTTTATTGTCTTTCTTTTTTCTTTCTATAATGTCATCTGTAAGTGGTGTTGCAAAGTATTTGTGATTGAATGTGCTTAATTTATTACGCCACTCTTCTGGCCATTTCTTTTTAGCATACACCATATATTGAAATAAAACCCTGTCTCTACCATCTTCTAACTTCTCTCTTGTTAATGATTCTAAACAAGGTGGTCCATCGCTAAACTCTGATGGTGGTCTTTGTATTTTTAAGTCTTGTAGTTCTTTAGGAGAGATCTTAATTATGTTTTGTAAAAAATTTGAAATTGTAACAGCTTTGCCTTCAGTGTCATAGGCATATCTTGTTGTATTTTTGCAATTAAAGTATGGTAAATTTAAGAAATTTCCTGTATCATCTTGCGATTTTAATTCAATTTGTTTCGGAAATACCTCAGCATTACCAAATCCAAGTATAGCACTTACAGAAATTAGTTTGTCTCGCATTAACTTTGCAGGTACAGATTCTGTTGTAAATAAAAATATATGTGCTCCACCACTTTTTGATCTGCAAGTCATCAAAGGTAGTTTGTATGTGTTTATCTTTTTAATTATTTCTTTATGATCAAGAGTGTATTTATCTACATCAATACAACCCCATCTACATTTATTCTCTTCATCAATGGGTATGATACCTAGACTAGGTTCAATACCATTTAAATGATTTTGCCAAAGCTCTTCTGTGACTGGTTCTCTTTTTACAAAGGACTTACCTTTTACTTTAAGTCCATCGGCACCTTTCTTGTCCACATAGGTGCAACCATGTGCTCGCTCTAATCCTGTAAATATCTTTCTAAAATCTTCCATAATATTTTTTGGGGCCGGATCCAGTCTCCCATCCCCGGCCCTCAATCTTCCCTAGGAAGTTTTTAGTACGGTGAATCGGATTTGGATTCTTGTTCTCCGTGTTTTACTTTAACATCACCCTTTGAAACATTTGCTCCAAAGTCTTTTGCTATTTTGTAAATACCCGGATCACTAATTGGTCCAACTCTAGACACATCCCAGCCAAACCATGTGCCTTTGTCATTCGACTGTTGCACAGTTTTTAACTTATAAATATGGCTATATGTTGGCGGTGTAAACATACCGTTTTTACCTTGCATCTTCAGACCCATCATCATTGAGTTCCATTTTCTACTCACTTTTAATTGAGTAGCTTTCATAGATATCAATGCTGTTGTTGGGCTGTTGCCAAGTATAACTACGAAATGACTAGCTGTGTTTTCAAGATAGTTACCATTTGATAATCTGTCTTTATTAAACTTGTCTCTTGTAGTTGATGGTAGGTCATCCCCAGCTTCATATATTTTTACTGGAGCACCTTGACTCTCACCTCTGTCTTGCCATTCTATGTGCTGTCTCTTATAGTGCACTGGCACGACATCTATCCCTTTAACACCATCATAAATCTCGCTTGTAACGGTATTTATAATCATGCCTGGTTCTGCCCCCTCGACATGTTTAGCATCTCGCTTGTTGCATTCAGGTGATAGTTGGCCAAGAACTTTTAAGAACGGCAACGCAAGATCTTCTTGCGTCATGTTCAAACCTTGACCTGCATCAGCTTCAAATAAATTTGTGCTGATCTCGTTTTTCTTTTTTGTTTGTACTTCACTCATGGTTATTGTTTCCTTTTTATTGTTGTTTTGTTTCCAACATATATGTTGAAAAGTTCCGTTGGCATTTCTTTACCTGCCTCCATACGCTCACGGACTAACGCTTTTAGAGTCATAGGCTCGACCTTCAGTTTTTGCTGAGGTTCGAGGCCCTGACCCTTTGCAAGTTCGGCATAATCAGCCGCCTTGTTATCCTCGTTGCGACCAAAGGATACGGATATCTCATTTTTGATTATATCCCCTAGTCCATTCTCACGAAGCCAGTTAAACGCCGCTTCTTTATTTGCTTGTGTGATAGTGGCGCTGTAATTTGTTTTTACTTCTATAGAAGATCCGTCTTGTAGTTTTAAAAACGATAAACCCATTTCGGATAACATCGTTGGTATAACTTCACCAGACAGGTGTTCTATGTCTTTTTTCTTTTGTTTGATTGCGTCCTCTTGGACTTCTAGTTGTTGTTGATGTGCTTGCAGTTCTTTTATTTTATCTGCAAGTTTATTAATATTGGTTGTTTTATCCAATACTTCTTCCTGATCTTTTTCAAAATCAATCGTCATTCTTTGCTCCTGTTCCGTACAAATCAATCTCAATAGGATAATATCTTTTCTCTTGT